CCAAGCGTTCGATGCCGGATACCTCGCGGCATGACGTCCTCTTTGACTCTACAGCCATGCAGAGCGCGGCCACGCTGGCCAATGGGCAACTGGCCTACATTACGCCCGCGGACAGCCGGTGGTTTGTCTACGAGCCGCCACGGGGCGTCCGCAGCGACAGGGCGAAGCAGTGGTATGCCAAATGCAGCGAGATCACCCAACTTATGTTGGCGACCTCCAACTTCTACAGCGAGATGCATGAGACGTATTTTGACGACTCTGTCTTCGGAACCTACGCCATGTTTGTCCAAGCCGGTCGCGCCCATCCGCTCAACTTCTCCAAGTTCGACGTCGGCACCTACAGCATTGCCGAAAACGACGAGAGCGAGATCACGACGCTCTTCCGCGAACTGGAACTGACCCCACTGCAAGCCGCCGAGCAGTTTGGCGAGGAGAACCTTTCCGAGAAGCTACGCAAGGCGGTGGGCGAGATCCGGCGCACCGGCAAAGGCGGAACGATTAAGCACAAGTTCATCCATGCCATCTACAAGCGCGAGGACAGTGACCGCGACAGCAAGAAGGCCGACGGCCCCAACAAACCTTGGGCATCGGTCTACGTCGAGCAGGCCAGCAAGCATGTCTGCCGCAACAGCGGATTCGACGAGAAACCTTTTTTTGCCGGTCGCCATGTCAAAAGCATGAACGGCCCCTACGGAGTGTCGCCCGCGTGGATGGCGCTACCGGAAGCCCGCCAACTCAACTTTCTAACCAAGCAGCTTGACGCCCTCGCTGAAGTGAAGGCATTCCCGCGACTCCTCATGCCAGCTACGCACGAAGGGGAAATCGACCTTCGCTCTGGGGGCGTCACCTATTTTGACCCAACCCAACCCAACGCGGTGCCCAAAGAGTGGCTGACGCAGGGAGATTACTCCATCGGACTGGAGCGCGAGGCCCGCAAGCAGAAGGCCATCGAACAGGCATTCCATGTCGATATGTTCAGAATGTTCGCCTCGCTCGACAAGCAGATGACCGCGACCGAAGTGGCCGAACGCTCGTCGGAAAAACTCGTGCAGTTTTCCCCGTCGTTTACCCGCAAGACAACCGAACTTCTCACGCCTATGCTCCGCGCCGTCTTCGGCATTCTGATCCGCGCCGGTCGTTTCCCCGCGCCACCGCAGGACGCCATCCAGCGTGACGCGATGGGCCAGCCGGTGCTACCGGAGCCGGAGGTCAGCTACGTCAGTAAGGTCGCTTTGGCGCTGCGAGCGATGCACAACCTTTCCTTGGCTCGCACGATGGAGCGCAACGCAGTCATCGCGCAAGTGCGCCCCGAAGTGTTGGACAACTTCAAGTGGGACGTCATCGCCCGCGAAACAGCCCGCAACGACGGACTGCCCAGCGACTGGCTGGCCGACGAGTCAGACGTCGAGAACGAGCGTGCCGCCCGCGCCCAGATGCAGGCCCAGATGCAGCAGGAGCAGAGCATGCTCAACATGGCCGAGGCCGCGGGCAAGGCCGGTAGCGTCAAGCAGGACAGCGCCCTTGGCGCACTGATGAACCAAGCGACCAGCGCATGACCACCGACAAAGAACTGGAGCGGCAGAAGGATTTACAGCGCATCACCAATGCCTACCACCGCACGTTCAACAGCGAGGACGGCAAGGCTGTTCTCTCCAACCTCAAAGCCTACTTCCGCATGAACCGGCCCGCCTTTGAGCGAAGCCTTACCCATGCCTACGACCCCATCGCCGCGGCCCTGCGCGACGGCCAGCGCGAGGTCATTCTTTTCATCGACCACAAGTTGTCGCAGCCGGTGCAAGCCGACGGCGACATCGAACAACCCAAAACGACCGTGACCCGCGACTAACTGCGCGGGTTTAGTCAAAACACCAACCACACAACACCATGCAAGATGCAACCGCCACAGGCACCCCGACCGACGTCAGTAGCGCCACCGCGGACAGCACCGCTGTTCCCGCGGCCACCGCACCCGCTAACACGCAATCCACAAGCGAAGGCACACTACTTACCAGTGCGCCCAGCAGCACCACCACAGCGCCGAGCGAACCCGTAGAGAAACCGGAATGGTTGCCGGAGAAGTTTTGGCGTGAGGACAAGGCCGACGTCGAGGCGCTGTCCAAGAGCTACCAAGGACTGGAACAACTGCTTGGCAAGAAAGCCAACGCTGTGCCGGTGCCGAACGAGAAGTCCACGCCGGAGGAGGTCGCCGCCTACCGCAAAGCTATCGGGGTTCCCGACTCACCGGAAGGCTACCAACTCAAGCCGGAGCAACTGCCGGAGGGCGTGACATGGGACGACAACGTGGCCAAGCGGGCCGCGGAACTTGCCCACAAGCACAACATCCCCGCCGCTGCGATGAGCGAATTGATGAAGTTCGACATGGAACGTGCCGCGCTGATGAACCAAGCCGCGGCGTCCATGATCGAACAGCAACTGGAATCCGGTCGCGCTGAACTGCAAAAGGTCTGGGGCGACAAGATGCCGGAGAAGATCGAACTGGCCCGCAGGGCCGCGGTCACCGCGGGCGTCGATCCCAGCAGCCAAGGCTTTGTCGATCCGCAAGTGGTCAAGGCCATCGTCAACCTCGCGGAGAAACTCTCCGACGACCGCCTCGTGGCAGGCGACCAGACCGGCGTGAGCAGCACGCGGGCGCGAGCGCGGGACATTATGACTAACCAAGCCAACCCGCTCTATGCCCGCTACCAAGAGGGCGACGCCGAGGTGGTCGATCAAGTCCGCCGGATGCTGACCGCGAGTTAAGCATACAAAACGCCAAATAGTTCAAGCCACGCTTTAACAACAGCGCAAAACATACTCATGGCAAACAAGACCAAGCCGCGTTTGCTTGTCGTGGTCAGCGACTTGCATTGCGGAAGCACCGTCGGTTTGATGCCGCCGGATAGCGAAAACATGTCTGGCAATACGCTGGGCTTCGGAAGCAATCACCACCAGCGATGGCTGTGGGAGTGTTGGCAAGACGCCCAGCAGCGCGTTCTTGAAATCACAAATTGTGATCCCTTTGCGCTTTTGTGCAACGGAGACGCGACCGAGGGCATCCATCACCGGAGTCCCGAAGTTGTCGCATCGCTCATCGAAAACCACTGCGCGATGGCCGCGACCGCGCTCAAACCGTGGGCGGATAAGGCCGCGGCGACCTTTGTCACCAAGGGCACCGAGTGCCACACCCATGACATCGAAAGCTATCTGGCGTCCATGATTGGCGCACAGGAAGGCAAGGCCCGCGAGAAGTGGCTGATCGATATCCACGGATGCCTCATCGATGCAACCCACCACATCGGCGCGACGAGCCGCGCTTATTTGGAGGCGAGCGCCATGTCCATTGTGTTGGGGAACGCGAGGCTTAATTCGATCCGAGCGGGTCATCCGGCGGCACAGGTCTACCTCCGCGCCCATCGGCATTGTGGCGGCGTCTACAGCGACGGAAGCGGCATGCTGGCCATTACTGGCGGGTGGCAGTTTCTCACGCGCCACGGGCACAAAGTAGTGCCAGACGCCATACCAAGACCCTCCGTATTGATCCTCGACTGGCGCGGCAAACCGGAAGGCTCGCTCCCGATTCCGCACCACGTTTTTTACAACCCGCCCGCACCAAAAATTACAAAAGTATGAGACGCGCCAAAGTTACCGCCGAGCAAATCGAAGACTCGCTGACCCGTTGGAGCAAGGCGCTGTCCTCGCCGTCCGTTGAGCCGGAACAAGTGCCCGACGGCTGGTTCACCGTGGCCCAACTGGCCGACCAGATTGACCGCAGCGTCTGCAACACCAGCGAGCGCGTCCGCAAGATGGTTGCCGCGGGCAAAGCGGAAAAGAAGATGTTCCGCATCCAACTCGATGAAAGGGTGCGCCCCGTGCCCCACTACCGGCTTAAATGAAGCGCACGCCGACCAAGCGAGTGTCGATTGACGGCAAGCCTTGGCGTATCAAAATCCAACGTCCTCCGGCCCGCGAAGCCTACGATGGTTTGTGTGTGAAAGACGACCGCACCATCTTTATCCACCCCAATGCCATTGCCGACCGCGGCATCGAACTGGTCTGCCACGAGATTATCCATGCGCGGCTCTTCGACTTGGACGAGTCCTGCGTGGAAGAGATCGGGCGCTTGGTCAGCGAGGTCTGCAACTGGGTGGCGCGTCAGAACGACGGGGTGATCGGATGACCTTTTGGCCGTTACTCGTCTGCACGCTCTGCTATGCCGCAACCAGCCTTGGCTTCGCCCGCGAGCAAAATTACGCGATGTCTGTAATTTTTGCGGGATATTTTGCCAGTAACTTGGCGTTTCTTTGGATTGCGTGGCGCTCTTAATCCCGTCGAATTCGATGGGTTTAGAAAGGGGGGTGACGTTTTGCCACCCCCCTTTGCATTTACAGGAATATCGACATGACGCGGCGGGCCAGTGAACGCGCCCACGCGAAGCAGTCCGCAGACTGTCTCGCGCCGTCGCGCTCGTAGTAACCGATCCCGCCATACATCCCGACGACAATCCCGTTGTCCGGTAGTCTATGCATGGTGAGTTCCTCCTTTCCGCGTTGATGCTACGGGCGCGGTCAAACAGGTTTAGTCAAAGAAACATTTGACCCATAGCGCGTCCCGCGCAAATCTCGCGGCAAGTTAGGCAGACAACTCCTTGTGGAGCCTGTCCAACGCGCACGCCCAAGGCCGACGACCCTCCGGTGGAGGACAATCGGTAGCGCCGAGGACAAACCACAACAACAACCCGACTGGGCCGACACGACGTCGGTTTAGTCAAAACCAAAGGAGTTAATTATGGCATCTGCCGTTAATCAAATCCCGCAATACTTCACGACCGAGTTCTCGTCGAACTGGGAGCATCTGCTTCAGCAGAAAATCTCCAAGCTCCGCGAGTATGTCTCCGTCGATACGGTTCGCGGTAAGGAGAAATCCTTCAACCAAATGGGCGCGGTCGAAATGACCAAAATCACGAGCCGCGCAGCCGACACCAACATCAGCGATGTTTCGCTCGCCAAACGCTGGCTGCGTCCGTTCCCTTACGAACACGCCACGCTTTTCGACGAGTGGGACAGCGAGTATCTGG